CGCCGCCGCCAGTCCGGCCTCGGGCGGTTGACCCCGATCGAATTCGAAGCAATCATGACCACACCGGCCAGTCAGGCCGCGTGACCGAAACTGTCACCTGATCGTGCAGCAGACCCGATGGTGTTCGGCCCCGGATCCCTATCGGGGCAGCCGGCACGCCTCGATGACGAGAAGCGCGGCATCATCTACCGCCTCTACGAGATCTACCCGCAAGGGCACCGGCTTGCGGGGCGGCGCAGGTTTCAGCGCGGAGCTATCGAGGTCCGTAAGGGGCTGGCGAAAACCGAGCTCGCCGCTTGGATATCGGGTTGCGAGCTGCACCCCGAGGCTCCGGTTCGGTGCGACGGGTTCGACGCCAGCGGCAATCCGGTCGGCCGGCCCGTGGAGTCGCCCGTCATTCCGATGATGGCGGTCACCGAGGAGCAGGTGGAAGAGCTCGCGTACGGCGTGCTCAAGTATGTGCTCGAAAATGGGCCTGACGCGGAACTGTTCGTGATCACTAAAGAGAAGATCATCAGAAAGGGCTGGAACGGAACCGAAGACGGCTTTGTCGTCGCGGTATCCAACGCCCCCGGATCTCGAGATGGTGCGCGAACCACCTTCCAGCACTTCGACGAACCACACCGACTGTTCATGCAGCGGATGCGGGACGCGCACGAAACGATGCTCCAGAACATGCCGAAGCGTCCCCTTGAGGATCCGTGGACGCTGTACACCTCCACCGCCGGGCAGCCGGGGCAGAACAGCATCGAAGAGGATGTTCTCGCCGAAGCGGAAGCTATCGACAAGGGTGAGGTTGACGACCCTAGCCTGTTCTTTTTCCGCCGATGGGCCGGCGACGAGCACCGCGACCTATCTACGGTGGAGAACCGGATCGCAGCCGTCGCAGACGCTACTGGCCCCGTAGGGGAGTGGGGCGTAGGCCAGTTTGAGCGGATCGCAAAGGACTACGACCGCAAGGGCATCGACAAAGCCTATTGGGAACGGGTGTGGCTGAATCGGTGGCGCAAATCTGGCTACCAGGCATTCGACATGCTCAAAGTCGAATCCCTCCGATTCCAGGATGAAGACAAACCATGGGGTCCGATACCGGACGGCGCATTCGTCACTGCGGGGTTCGACGGCGCGAGATTCCGTGACGCCACCGCACTCACCATCACGGATATCGAGACCGGACGGCAGATGCTTCTAGGCTGCTGGGCGCGCCCCGAAAACGCTGAGGACTGGGAAGTCCCAGAGGACGAGGTCACCGACCTAGTCACGGACATGATGTCCCGGTATGAGGTGTGGCGCCTCTACTGCGACCCGCCGCACTGGACAGAAACGGTCGCTTCATGGGCGGCGCGGTTCCCGGATCAAGTTGTCGAGTGGTTCACGCAGCGAAAGACGCCTATGGCTGCCGCGGTCAGGGCGTATGTCGAAGCTATCGACTCGGGGATCGTCACTTATGGCGAAAACGCCTGGCAAGACACGCTGATTAAGCATATGGGAAACGCTGGACGGCACGAGTTGAAGCTCCTTGACGACCAGGGAGCTCCGCTGTGGATCCTCCAGAAGCAAGACGGGCGCCTCGAGGACAAGTTCGACGCCGCAATGTCCGCGGTCCTGTCATGGACGGCATGCGTGGACGCTCGACGATCCGGGGCTAAGCCGCGACCGAAATCTTATGTGCCGAGGCGCATCTACTAAATGACAGAAGGGAGTCCCATGGCGTCTACACCAGAAGAATGGCTCCCCATCCTGACCAAGCGCATCGACGACAACATGCCGCGAGTCCGGCTCTTGGACCGGTATGTGTCCGGCGACGCACCGCTACCGGAGCAGTCGAAGAACACGAAAGCATCCTGGAAGGCCTTCCAGAAGATGTCCCGCACCAACTGGGGCATGCTGATACGAGACTCTGTTTCTGATCGCATCGTGCCAAACGGAATCACGGTAGACGGGTCTGCGGACTCGGAAATCGCCAAGCAGGCACAACGCATCTACCGCGATAACCGTATGGATGCCGTTGTGCGGCAGTGGCTCGACTACGGGTTGACATTCCGTGATTCGTACCTGACTTGCTGGCAGGGAAATGACGGCCAGGCGATAATCACCGCCGATTCCCCCGAAACCATGTACGCCGCAGTAGATCCACTGCAGCCTTGGCGAGTACGTGCCGCGATCCGCTACTGGCGCGACATAGACGAAGAGAAAGACTTTGCGTTTGTCTGGGTGAACGGTGCGCGCCAGAAGTTCTCACGCCCCTGCTACGTGCAGAACATCAACTCCAAGCGCCTCATGACCAGAATCTCAGGCGGTTGGGAGCCTGAAACCAACCCGATCGAGACAGACGGCGCCCCACCTGTGGTTGTGTACACCAACCCGGGTGGAGCAGGGGTTTTCGAAACCCATATAGATCTCATCAACCGCATCAATTCTGGCGTTCTGCAGCGCTTGTCGACGATGGCGATGCAAGCGTTCCGTCAGCGCGCTCTAAAGAAGGAGGGCGACAAGCCCCTACCTGCGGTCGATGACAAAGGCAACGCCATCGACTATGCGGCCATCTTTGAACCAGCCCCCGGAGCGCTGTGGGATCTCCCACCAGGTGTTGACATTTGGGAGTCCGAGACAACCGATGTGAATCCCATGCTAGCCGCGTCGAAAGAAGACATCAGGCAGCTCTCAGCCGCCACGAAAACTCCGCTCCCCATGCTGATGCCCGACAGCGCGAATCAGTCGGCAGAGGGCGCTATGAACACCGAGAAGGGCTTCATCTTCAAGTGTGAAGCCTGTCTTGCGGTAGTAAAACTCGGCCTGGAAGCCATCATCGTTAAGGCACTGGAGACCGAAGGTGTCGCTAACGTCGGCAACATAGAGGTGTCATTCGAGGCACCAGCCCGCGTGACCCTGTCCGAAAAGTACTCTGCCGCAGCACAAGCATCGGCGGCAGGGGAGTCGTGGGGCTCTATTGCGCGGAACATCCTCAAGTACTCACCCGATCAGATTGCGCAAGATGAAAAGGATCGGGCCAAGGAAGCGGCGATGGCGCCACAAGTAGCGCCACCTGCTCCACAAGACTTCCCCCAGTAGGGGGTTCGCCCGTACGGGCGCCACCAATGCGAAACGCAAAGGAATTTCACATGTCTGATGTGACCCCGAATGACATGCCGGGAGCCGTAACGGAACCGGGCGAACCAGAAGGAACCGTAGACGCCATCAAGGCGCCGAAATCCGAAGCCAAAACCGATGGTTTGACCGCCGAGGAACGGCAAGAGCTGGACAGACTTCGCGCCACCCGCGTTGAGGAACGACGCTGGGAAAAACGCGCGAAGGAGAACTACGACGACGCCACCAAGTGGCGCGAGCTCATCGAGAAGAGCGGCGGAGACAAGAAAGAGTTCGACCCCAGGGCCGAAATCGACAAGATCCGAGCCGAACTGACCACTGAACGCACCGAACGGTTGCGATCAGAGGTCGCCAGAATCACCGGAGTTGACCCTGAGGACATCAAGGGCGGCACCGAAGAAGAGATGCGCGAATCCGCCGAACGGTGGAAGGTGCGTTTCAACGCTCGACTCGAAGAAGCGATCAAGTCGAAGTCCGCACCGGCCGCAGCGCCGGCAGCCGAGGTTACTTCAGACAAGAAAGTCACCGGTCCCAAGCAGTTGACCCATGATGACCTCAAAAACATGTCCCCCAAGGCGATTCGAGAAGCCCGCGAGAGCGGGCAGCTCGACGAGCTGATGGGGAAGTAAGCATAGGAAGGAGCCAGTCAGATGGCTGTTACCCATTTCATCCCCGAAATCTGGTCGTCCTACATTCTTGAGCGCTACATGGCCAAGAATGTGTTCGCCTCCCTCGTTGACCGCAAGTACGAAGGTGAAGCCCGCAAGGGCAACACCATCCACATCCCCGGTGTGGTCGCCCCGGCGGTCAAGGACTACAAGGCGGCTAGCCGCACCACGTCGGCAGACGCCATCAGCGACACCGGAATCGACATCCTGATCGATCAGGAGAAGAACTTCGACTTCTACGTCGACGACATCGACAACGCGCAGTCGAACGAAAACCTGCTGCCGCTGTACACCGACGCCGCCGGTGACTCGCTGGCCACCGACGCCGACCAGTTCATCGCCAACCTGCTTGTCGCCAACGCCACCGGCATGCCATGGTCGTCCAACCCCACCACGGGAGATGGCGCGTTCAACGTCGTCAAGGACGCCCGCAAGCTGATGAACAAGGCCAATGTTCCTGACGACGATCTGCGTGTCGCGGTTGTGAACGCCGAGTTCGAAGCCTTGCTGGTCGGTGCTGATTCGAAGCTCACCAGCTTCGATTCGTCCGGCGACACCGCTGGTCTGCGCAACGCCACTGTTGGAAAGCTGCTCGGATTCCGTGTGGTTACCTCGAACAACCTGCCTGAGTCTGACTCGCCGCAGGCCGTGTTCTTCCACCAGCGTGCCGCAGCGTTCGTGTCTCAGATTGACGAGGTCGAAGGCATGCGCGCACAGGACAAGTTCGCCGACCGCATCCGCGGCCTGCATGTGTACGGCGGCAAGGTCGTTCAGGCCCCCGGCGTGCTCGTCTTCAACCGGGCCGGCAGCTAGTGCTGGCATCTCCCGCTGACGTCGCCCACGCCCTAGGGCTGGAAGACGAGAACGAGCTCACCGCCTCCCAGCAGGCCCGTGTCGAGGGCCTGCTGGAGAGGGTGTCTCGAAGGTTTCAGCGGGAGGCCGGACGAACCCTGACCGCAGGGGCGGTGACCGTGCGTGCACTCACGGTGGAGGGCCGGGTACATCTACCGGACCCCCCGTCTGGAGACACTGTTACGGTCACCGACCTCTGTGGTAACACGCTCGAAGGTGTCATCGAGGGCGACTACGTTGATGTCACCCGCAACGGGTGCCCTGTCGCCACGGGTGAAATCCTTGTCGTCGAATACACCCGAGATGAGCCGCCCCAGGCCGCAATAGATGCGGTAGCGGCGATGGTCGCGCGCCACCTCACGGTGGAACCCGGTTCACCCGAATCGAAGTCCACCGACCTCACCGCGGGCGCGGATTTTCGGCAGCGTCTTGCCGACTGGGTGTCTGACACATCCTTGTTCACCGACGAGGAACTAGCGGAGGCGAGAAGCTACCGCTACCCCGTCCCTAATGTGATCATCCACCGCCTGTGACCTTCGAATCACTGGCCAGAATCCCGGTCACGTACACCCCATACACGGGTGTCACTCAGGATGCGCTAGGGAACGATGTTCCCTCATTCGGCCCCACAGTGGACCTGAAGGCGTACTCGTATGCCCCGCACCGTACTGAAGACACGGACGGGCACACCTCACGCGATATCGCAGAAGTCGATCTAGCCATGCCCCCCATGACCGTTGATCTGATGTCCCGATTCGGGATCAACGGGAAAACCTACGAGGTGGTGGGTGAACGCGACGAAACAGGCGGATTCCACGGCTGGAAGCCAGGAATCATCGTCGAGCTGAAAAGGGTGACCGGATAGTGGCCCAGTTCAGGCTGAATCGTAAGGCGCAGAGCGAATTGACGAAGGAAATCGTCGAGAAGGTCTGCGTTCCCATGATGCAGCGGGTCGCTGACGCCTGCAACCAAGAAGCGGGACTGGAAGACGGTTTCCGCGTCTCGGTAGAAGGCGATGATCCTTTGGATAAGCGCGACTACCGGGCAACAGCTATCGCCGCAACGGCAGAGGCCATCCGGTACGACCACAAGCACGACGCACTGCTACACAACTTCGGCGAGGCTGGCTGATGTTCGCCTACCACGCACAGGTAGTCAGGGACTGGCTGGACGAAAACATGCCGGTTCGGGTATCCACTGACGTTCCGAAAACGCGCCCAGCGCAGCTGATCACGATCGATTCGGCGCCAATATCTAGTGGATATTCGGGAACCAAAGCCCGCGTGCTGACACGGCGCCGACTGATCATCTACTCATGGGGCGCCAACGAACTGGACGCCTACAACCTGATCGAGCAGACGCGTGAATGGCTCCTCAAACTCCCCGGTAAAGGCCGCGGAGTCCACGCGGTAGACATCGCTGGTGAGCCCGCTCGCCGCGATGACATCGAAAGCGAAACGCGACGGTTCGTGATGACCGTCGATGTAGTAATGCGTTCAAATCCCTGAATTTACAACTAAATACACCCTTTCAAAGGCTCGGCTGCACCGATCTGCTTCTGAAAGGGGCACATCATGGCTGAAGAAGTCGGCAACGTTTTCGCCGCAGAGCCGTCCGCCGCCGGGGCCGCGTTCGTCGCCCCGCTAGGAACTACCCTCCCAACCAGTGTCGACGGAGTACTTGACGCCGCGTTCGTCGGTCTCGGGTATGTCGGCGAGGACGGTATCACTGAAACCTCGGAGCGGTCCACCGATGAGAAGAAAGACATGGGTGGCCGCATCGTCAAGGTGCTGCAGACCGAGTACAACCACTCGTTCAAGTTCGTGCTCCTGGAATCGCTGAATGCCGATGTCCTGAAGGCGATCTACGGTGCTTCAAATGTCACCGTTACCCCCGCTGACGGTACTCACGGCACCCAGGTGAAGGTCCGCAAGACCAGCAGGAAGCTGCCGCACCAGACGTGGGTGTTCGACACCATCGACTCGGAGCTGTCCGCGAAGTACCGCAACTGCGTCGCCGACGGACAGGTCATCTCCGTTGGTGATGTGACCTTGGCCAGCAAGGACACCATCGAATACGAAGTTGAGCTCAAGGTCTTCGAGTCGTCCACCGGCGAGTACGTGACCACGTACACCGACGACGGACGGATTGCGGGCTCTTAATAGACGCGGCGGGGCCGAATTCCCCTGCAGCCGAGCGCGGCCCCGCCGCTCTCCAAGCGCTACGGCTGCACACAAATCCCTGAAAGGGGCGCTCATGGCTGCAAAAAACGCGACACCCTACGTCCACACTGTGGAAATCGAAGGCGTCGAAAAGAAGATCAACCTCAAACCCTTCGGGTCCGTTCCATCTGGTGTCATTCGACGGAACCGCAAGAATCCTGAACAGGGTATGTGGGAAATCATCGAGTGGGGCGCCGTCTCGGAAGCAGATCTCGCGGTGTTCGACGAGCTGCCCCTAACTGAGGTGGAGGACCTGTTCACCGCCTGGCAGGAGGCCGGACAGGTCACAGTGGGGGAATAGTCGCGCTTCTCGACCTCATCGAGAAGCATGGCACCGCACTAGAATACGACCTCATCAAAGACGGACTACGCCTAAGAGATTGCCCGTCTGACGAATTCAACTGGCGCGACCTGTGGGTGTATGTCAACCACCCGGAAGAGACAAGCGCCCTGTGGAAGTCCAGGAACCCGAAGTATGCGGGCTGGACTCTCACTACCCGCCTTCTGGCGATTATCGCCAACGCGCTGCGCTGGCTGGTGTGGGCGAAAACCAAGGACGGACACCGTAACCGGAACCGTCCGGTGCCAATCGGCCCGGATATGGGCGATCAGCAGTCACGCCCCGGCCTGAAAGTCAAAGCCGCACCCCTGTCGAAGGTAAAAGAGCTACTTGGCCTTTCGGGCGAAGAGCGGCGCGAGAAGAAACTGCGAAACCTGTTCGGAAATTAGGAGGTGACACATGGCTGTTGAACTCTCATCGGGGTATGTGTCTGCCACCGTCAGGTTCGATGGGGTCAATAAGGGCATCAGCAAGCTCTTCGACAACGTCCAGAAGCAGGCAATCGGCGCGGGAAAAAGGACCGGCTCCGCTTACGCTAAAGCTCTTGCCGACGAGGCGAAAACCGCTGCGGATCAGGTTAAAAAGATCTCCGAAACGGTCGCCAAGTCTCGCGACAAAGAAGCTGACGCCGCGGGCAAGCTCAAGGTGGCCCTTGAGAAGCTGAATGAGGCGCGTGAGGCGGGAACCAAGGGCTCGAAGCTCACCGCCTTGTCCGAGGCGCATGCGTCGGCGCTGCGTAGGCAGCAGTCTGCGGCTAGTGAACTCGCCAAGGACTTGGATGCTGTAGCACGTGCCCAGAAGCGCGCCTCCGACGCGCAGTCTGCGATCGACAAGTCGTCCAAGCCGATACGTAACCAGGTATCCAGGCTCCTCTCTGGCTCATCTGACGCCGCAGGACGTGAAGGCGGGCGTGCGGGCCGCTGGTTTGGCGACTCGTTCTCCAGTGCTCTACGCACAACCGGGATTGTTGCCGCAGGTACCGCGGTAGGAAACCTGGCCGCCAATGCGATGACAAAGGCCGCCAACCTGGCCACAAGCGGTGTTTCGGCGATCGTCACCAAGGGTTTGGACTTCGAGAAGACCATGAACACCCTCTCTGGTGTCACAGGTGCTTCGGCAGACGTGATGCAGCGGTTCCGTGACACCGCCAAGGCTCTCGGTAACGACATGACGTTGTCGAACACCTCGGCTGCCGATGCGGCGCAGGCCATGACGGAGCTTGCCAAAGCCGGTTTCTCGGTGGATGAGTCGATAACCGCAGCCAAGGGCACCCTGCAACTAGCCGCCGCCGCGCAGGTGAGTGCCGGACAAGCTGCCGAGATCCAAGCCAATGCGCTACAGGCATTCGGATTGAAGGCTGACTACGCCTCTAAAGCTGCCGATGTGCTGTCCAATGCCGCTAATGCATCATCGGCAGAGATAACCGATGTCGCGTTCGCTCTTCAGGCTGGCGGTTCTGTCGCACGACAGACGGGGGTGTCCCTCGAGGACACTGCGGCGAGTATCGCACTGTTGGCTAACAACGGAATTAAAGGTAGTGACGCTGGAACCCTGCTGAAGTCGGCGCTTTTGAAGCTCTCTGCCCCGAGTGACCAAGCCTCGGGGGCGCTGCAAGAGCTTGGCGTGAGCGCTTTCGATGCGCAGGGCAATTTCGTTGGCATGGAGGCGCTGTTCGGTCAGTTGCAGGCCGCGTCCAAGCGTATGACGCCCGAAATGTACGCGATGGACACCGCCCTCGCATTCGGATCGGATGCCGCACGCCTGGCAGGTGTGGCAGCCAAGGACGGCGCAGCAGGATTCGACAAGATGCGCGACGCCATGAACCAGGAAGGTTCAGCCTCGAAGCTGGCGGCTGCGCAAAACCAGGGCCTACCGGGTGTCATTGAGCGGCTGAAGAACGCTGCGGAAACCCTGGCCATCACATTGTTTGAGAAGATCCAAGGCCCGTTGTCGAGCATCGGCGATGGACTGACCGGCTTCACGAACAAGATGCAGGACGCTTTCGAGAACCCTGCCGTGAGCCAAGCCGCGGGGAATATCGGAGCTGCGCTGTCCACCATCGGAACTGCGTTCGGAAACGTGCTGTCGGCTGTCGGCCCGTCGTTGGTGAGCGGACTATCCGATGCGGTCAACCTCATCGTCCGTTTCAAGGACTTCCTCATCCCCCTGGTGGCGGGTCTGGCCGCATACAAGACAGTGATGCTGGCCATCACAATTGCCACCAAGGCGTGGGCTGCTGTGCAGGCGCTGTTGAATATTGCACTCACAGCGAACCCGATCGGCCTGATTATCGCCGCGATCGCCGGTTTGGTGGCTGGAATTGTCCTGCTATACAACCGGAATGAGACTTTCCGCAAGATAGTTCAGGTCACCTGGGCTGCCATCAAGAACGTTATCGGCGCGGTCTGGGGATGGTTATCCACCACCGTATTCCCGGGCCTGAAGGCTGCATTCACGGTCATTGGTGCCGCAGCAACATGGCTGTGGAACAACGCCATCACACCCGCCTGGAACGGCATCAAAGAAGTTATCGGCCTCGCGTGGGAAGTAGCCTCCGACCTGTTCGACAACTGGAAGCGCGCAATGGACCTTTTGGGTCAGGGCGCCCTGTGGCTGTGGAACAACGCGATTTCCCCTGCCTGGGAAGGCATCAAGACCGCGATCAGCGCGGCCTGGAACTTCGTGTCACCCATTCTCGATAAGTTCTCCGCAGGATGGGATGCGCTCAAGTCCGGCATCTCTGGCGCTTCAAGCGCGATCAAAGACGCTGTCACCTCCGCATTCTCGGGTCTCGCAGCGGTCATTAAGGCACCCCTTAAGGTGTTGGGAACGTTCCTGGCTTCCATTCCTTCTGAGGTGTTCGGATTCCAGGTCCCGGGCGCGGACAAACTCAACTCGTGGGGTAAGTCCCTACAGGGCTTCGCTGCAGGTGGCATGGTCCGCGGCGCTGGCACGGGCACAAGCGACTCCATTCTGGCGTGGCTGTCTAACGGCGAGGGTGTTGTCACTGCCAAGGGAATGAAGAACGGCGGCGCGGGCATCGTCGCTGCCCTCAACTCAGGTTGGGTGCCATCTGCTGCATACCTGCACGACATGATGCGTGCCCCCGGATACGCACAGGGCCTCAACCCTGGGGCTGACTATCTGCGGTCACTGGTCATGAAGATGTGGCCGCAGATCAAGAACATTTATGGCCGGCGTGCGGAAGACGGATATGGCGAGCACTCCTCCGGCAACGCCATCGACATCATGATCCCCGGCTGGGATACGCCCCAAGGCAAGGCGTTGGGTGACGCGGTCGCGGCGTTCATTGCCAAGAACGCGTCAGCGCTGGGGCTTGACGGATTCATTTGGCGTCAGCAGAGCTACGGATATGGCGGCTCGCTGACCTCCGGTAAGCAGATGCCCGACCGGGGTAGCAGCACCCAGAACCACATGGATCACGTGCACGTGATGCTAGGCAAGGGCCGCGGTGCTGGCGCCGCAGCTGTGGGGCTCCCGACAAGCAGCATCTCCCTTCCCTCGGGTGGTGGTTCGGTATCCGCTTTGGGATTCGGGGGCTCATCATCGGGATCTGCGGGATCCTCGGGTGCCAGCCCGAAGCAGGTCCGCGAAGCCGACGACCGTATCAATGATCTATCCAACCGCCTGGACGTGACCGAGCAGGAGCTAGCCGACCTCGAGTCCAATCCTAAGGCGAAAGAAACGACCAAGCAGCGTAAACGCGACATGGTCGACAAGCTCAAGCGGGATCTTCAGCAGGCCAAGGATGACCGAGCGGCCCTAGACCTCGGTGGCTCCAGTGGCGGCTTCGGAGGCGGCAACAACCCGTACGCCAAGATCATGGAGGGAATCTCCGAGATCTTGCCGGACTTCGGCGGCCTCGCTGACATCGGAATCGGCGGGCTCAAGGAATCTCTTTTGCCCCCCGGATTCTCTGACCCAACCCAGTGGGGATTAGTCCAGGCCGGCTCCACGCTCCTGAAGTTCTTTGGCGGCCTGCGCAACAACTCCGACGGCTCACCCCTCCTCGGCGAGGGTGGAGCGCTGTTCGCGAACATCGCCGGATCTGCCATGTCTGGATCTGGTGGCGGGATTGTCGACGCGATAAAGACCGTCATCCCAGCGCCGTTCGGCAGCATGGAGGCTAAGCAGCTTCAGGGCGCCCCAGGCGATATCAACCCCGTCAATCCCGGCGCACAACTCCCCGGAACCGGATACGGCGACATGGGAGCGGCCTTCTCTCAAGGCAGCCCAGGCCCGAACCCGAGCGGAAACGCGCCGACGGTTGATCAATCAGTCACGGTCAACGCAACTAACACGGATGCCGCTATTGCCAAAAACAATGCAGCCCAACTGCAACAGTACCGCCGGAGCAATAGCACGGGCACAATGCCAGGACCACGCTGATGGCACTTTCTAACCCGTGGATCCACGGTCCCGAAACCGGCGAGGACTTTAACAATCTGCCACCACACCTGCAGGGTGTGGAGACGAAGATCGTCTACGTCGGCGTGGTCCACCCGATTCACAAGAAGCGATTCACCTGGAATCTGCTGGGATCTCATCACGGCAAAGAGGGCGTCGTAATGGCGCCGACAGCGGTGGGGCTCTTCCACACACCATTCGAAACCCTAATGTCCGAAGGGCCTTACCAGATCGGCGCCGAACCAGAACGCACCGACTGGAAAAAACGCATGATCTCCCTGGCTGTCCATGTGAATCCGGACATTGCCCCCTGGGATAACAACGGCAAGCTCATCGACACCCCATTCCGGTATCGGATGATCGAAGAGCGCTGGTGGGGTTCATGGTCGGCCACCGAAGACGGATACCTGGGAGTCTTCACCCGCACCCATGGATGGCGGTGGCTTCGAGTCCGCCTAGCCGAAGAGCCCAAAGACGCATGGGAACTCGATCCCGTGGCATTTGGCAACAACTTCATGACATGGAACATGAGCATCGTTGCCACACAGCCCTACTTCGCCAAGCGAACCGAGTTCAAGACGTGGCAGAACGATATCGACACCTCCACCCTGTGGGACAAGATCGAGGACCTGCTCAACGAATTCATCCCCGGGCTGGATGTGGGCGAAGGGGCCATTCGGGTCCCTAACCGGGGGGATATCGCTGTCTATCCGAAATTCCTCGTGTCCTCACCTGGCAAGTGCTGGATCCAGGAAGGGGACCGGTGGGTTGAGCTGCCGCTACTGAGCCCGCAAGACGGCTACGTGATGGTAGATACCGACCCAAACGCGCAAACACTCACCGCAACAACAGATCCAGTGGACCCGCTGTTCATGCGGATCCAGCGTAACTCTCAACTCCTAGATGTCCTTCTACATGACCTGCTTTCCATCACCCTGCCGATGTGGAGGCGTATGGAGGACCGATTCACCGAAGCATCCAAGATCCCGCCCCGCACGCTCGCGGCGGTCAAGGTGCGCCACTCCAACGCTGACGGGCGGGTCACCATGTTTGTTCCCCAACGCTATTCAAAGGGCTTCGCGTAGCAGTGTCAGGTGATTGGTCGATTGATCTGACCGACTTCACAAGCCTGCAAGGAATCCTGGACCGGCTGCTCCGCGAGACGCAGACCACCCCAGACCTCGGCGACCCGATGGTGGCATACCGCTACCTCAACGCGCGCCGGCAGGCAATGAAGGACGCCTACAAACAGCGGCCTTTGCTGCGGATCTGGGACAAGCACCATCGCTACATCGCCGACTTGGCTGGCGAAAAGTCAGTCGTTGTCGAGGAAGTCATGGCGGACTCCGGTACCGCCACCGTCGTCATCAAGCACTCCAACTGGCTGTCCAAATTCCTGCTCTACGACCGCCGCGCTGAAGAAGATATCCAATTCACGCTAGATCCAAACCCCACCAACCGTTCCTGGCAGAACCGTTGGGGCGGAAAGATCGTGAACGTCAACGCCGTCCGCGACAAAGACGGCCTACACACCGTCGAACTCGAAATGGTGCACAACCGGGAACACGCCAAACACATCCTCGGTGGCGCCAATCCTCTACTCCCGCCGGAAATCCAATTTCCGAAGATGTTCTTCCTTCCCTGGAACATGCGCACCGCCGGCTCCATCATCATGTTCCTGAACCTCGCTCGGCAGTTCTTCCCGCTACTGAGTATCCCCACGAACATCTTCAACCCTGGCGCCTGGCTGGGGGTTCGGGACGTCATCGGCGGCCTGAACCCGTTGGCGTGGCCTATCCAGGTCCAATTCGTCAACCCACTGTTCGATCAGTCTCGTACCACAATCCTGTCGTCCCGGTGGCAAGACCTGCACACCGTTTTGGCTGCGCCGATGCAGGACGCCGGCTGCATGCTGCGCGCCTACACCTGGCTGACCGAAGATGACACCTCGCCGCACCCAGAACTGGAGGCACTCGGGGATGCGCTGGCACGCCCAACCCGAAACTGCGTTGTCTTCGCATTCGAAGACAAGTCCGGGGTTACTGGACCCACGGGGACCTTGATTGACGGCCCGCTGCGGCTCATCGCGGAGACCGCAGACGACCTGATCACCAACGTCATCGTCCCGCCCGGCATGTACGACGAAGACGGCGACGGCAAAACCGATCCACTGATCAGGAAATGGCTGGGGTTCGCCCCCGCTAAGCCCAAGGTTGTTTTCCGCGAGGGGGAATACACCGGGATCATCGACGCTAAGCGGTCCATGAAGGGATCGACAGCAAAGACTGTGATGACGGGCTCCCGGTCACCGGCATGGCTGAATCAACTCCAAACATTCGGCATCAAGTACGGGCTGTCCCAGCTATCAGCTGTCATCTCTTACGGTTTGGGCGCTTACCAGCAGCCCGGAACCCCCGGTTTGGAGGAGCTATACCAAGGGCAGCTGGATAACACGCTGTTCGCATGGCAACGATTCACCGATCCGCGCCGCGTCCTGCTCATGGGCGACCTGGGGTTTCTGGAGCATTTCGAGCAAGGCCAAGGGACCGCCTACACGTCAGCGGGAATCCTGGATCTGCGCAACGGGCATTGGAAGACAAGGGCGTTCGTCAGCTTCAAGACAAGTATCCGAAACGGCATGCCTTGGATAGCCGATGAGCATTTCACGCTCGGTGACAGGGTCGCGTTCCAGTTGGGAAGCGTCCTGCACGTCGACCAAGTGTCGGCGATCCGCCGCTCATACGACGCTGACTCGCCACTACTGGTTGAACTATCGCTCGGCCAGGACTTGGACGAAGAAGACCCGGTAGCCAAGGCGATGCGAACACTCGCGGGCTTCTGGAACCTCGCCGGAACCTTCTTCGGTTCCGACTCAATGTTCTGAGCAAAGGAACGAAATTGGCTGCAGATAAGTACGTTCCGCGTGCCCTACAAGCCTATGCGGAGAAGCAGAAGGCCCAGGACGCGCAGAAAGCGGAGATGGAAAGCGCCTATCAGGACTTTCTGACGGACTGCCACTACCCGCAGGACAAAGACGGAAACCGCATGGACTCGGCGCATTTCGTGTGGCTTGTGGGTTACCACATGATCAGGTGCGGGTGGCGGCGCTCGGCGCAACCCCTCATCAAACCACGGGCCGTCGAGGCACCCGGAGTAGTCGAAGGCGCCATCGAATGGGTCCCTATCGACGCACCCGACGACCCCCTAGAGGGCGTCGAGAACATGACGTTCGCACAGATCAACGCCCTACCAGAGTGGCTGAAACGCAAAGCGATACAGCGACTCAACGGCAACCAAGACGCAGATGACGACCTACCCGAAATGGCCGAACCGGCATGGCGGGTGACTCCGAACATCGCCATCAAAGATGAGCGACCCATCGGGGATGACTTCGTGAAGGGAATCGAGAATGGCTGAACCGGGCGATACCCCCTACCTTGGGTCGATCCTTGCGCGCCTGCACTTCTGGGGTGTCGTCTCCGATATGGACGTGCCTGGCGGTGTCACAGGCACATTTGAGCTTGCCGACCAAGACGGCGCAGTCACCATGGACGCCCTCGTCGGCCCTCCTGGTCCTGCTGGTGAGAATGCCCCCATCGTCAAGATGCAGTATCAGTCCAGCATCGACGACCCCGCCGATCTTCCCCAAAACCTCACCGACGATCCGATTGATATCGGAAAAGCCTGGTGGGTAGGCAACATCGTCTACCTGTGGGACGGCGAACACTACGTCCAGAAGCAGATGGGCACACAAGGCCCCCCGGGACCGCTGCCGAACATCACTCCCACGGTCCAACTACTGGACCCAGACAACCCCAGTTTGACCTCAGAGATCATCGTTTCGGGCACCTCCGCCAACCCGACATGGCTCCTGAAGCTCAAAGCACCGCGTGGTCCGCAAGGCGATAACGCCACCATCCGAGACGCAACCGACTATGACGACTCGGTCGCGCCCGCCGCAGGACAGGTCATTGCTTGGAACGGCGTCGACTACGCGCCAGCCGACTTCAACCCCTTGGCGACACGTTTCTACACCGTCCCCGAGTCTGCGTTCACCGACTTCACGGGTCTAGCCACACGGCAGACGATCGGCTCATTCATCATCCCACCGATGCCGTTCGACTACGTCCCCGTAGTGCACGGGCATTTCAAGGCCAACGGCATCGAACTCGACGCCGACCCATTCATTATCGGCTCCGAGGTCCGCATCGGTAACGCCACAAGCGGCCAGCTGATCGCCAAGGGCGCCGGCAACATGTCCTCCTGGTCCGCCCTGTTCCCGCATGCCTCATCCACGGGCTCCCCGAACACCGCTATCACCCCAGACAACGGGATCGGCATGATCCCGGCCTACAGCACCGGTACAACGTCAACTTTGTACGTGAACCTCGTCAACGAGGGCATGGCGGGCTTCTACTCCTTCAACAAAGCGGGCGCACAGCTCTCAATCCTCATCGTCCCAGTCTCTCCGTTGAAGCCTGAGGACGGCTCCTAGTGCCACGGTCTTTCGACCGAATCCCGCTGCCGTTCAACGACCCTAACCAGGGGCTCGAGTTCCATATCGGCACCGCTTTCCAGCAAGGGCTGGAAATGTGGAAGGCAATCATCGATGGGATCATCGAGTACGCCGAAAGCCTGATCAAGGAACTCATTCAGAAGCTCCTAGGCTTGGACGTTGACCCGGAACAGGCGCTCGAGGATCTATGGAACCTGCTCACCGGCTGGACTGACGATATCCCGATCCTCGGCGACATCATCCAGATCGTCAAGGACTTCCTCAACGGGAATTCATTCCCAGGTGTGCTGTCAATATCCCGCATTGCCAACATCATCCAGGATCTGATCTACGGTGCGGGTGAGTTCCTGACCGCTGAGAGCGTCACCGATAATCCGTACTTCGACTGGGATTCGGTGACGCCCGGTTTCATCTCGGGCGGCTCGATCCGGGCGACCGCCAACGGCACGCAGCAGGTGTTGCGCACAGAGCCGTTCGAGGTGTTCCCGGGTCAAACGTTGGAGTTGCGCGCCGCTTCGCAGTGGACCGGTGCGAGCGCGACCGCCGGCTCAAACCCCGTCAAGGTCGGGTTCACACCATTCGACGCGGACGGCAACCCGCTGGCCGATGTCATTCGCGGTTCGCTGCAACCTTCTGGTGATCATGGTTGGCAATGGATTCCGGTCGCCGATAAATGGCCCGTGCCCGCCGGTGTGAAATACGTATCGCAGCTGCTCATCCTCGATGCCGGAGCCACGGCCGGAACCTTCCGTTTCTCGAACGCTTCGGCGTGGGCGTCGAACCTGCTGGACCTCGGGCTGGTCAAGGATCTGCGTGAGATGGTCGATGCCATCGGCGGTGTTGTGAATTCCGAGGCAGCCAACATCGAGGACCGCCTGCAGGCGATTACCGCTGACGGCAAGATCACCGCCTCGGAGATCGTCGGCTTGATCCAACAGGCGCAGGTCTCGGGCCTGGCCATCATGCAAACGGTCATCAACCAGATTCTCGACATTCTCAACGGCAACATCGTGACCCCGATCAACTCCCTGGTGCAGGGGGTCAAGGACTGGTTTGGGCTGAACCAGAACAAGACTCAGAAGTTGACCAGCGGCGGAAATCTGACGACGGCCGACGTTACCGGCACGTTCGACATGAGCCGGGTCGATGATCTTGTCGATAACCTCGGCAACATTCTGTCTGGGGTCAAGGACGGCGCCGACGGCGTGGGCACCGGCACCACGGGCGCTATCGGGGACCGCATCAATCAGGCCAAGGACTCGCTACTGGCGCTACTGGGCTTGTCGCAGGATGCGCTCAAAAGCGCCATCGCCGCACAGACCACCCTGCAAGAGCAGGAGACCGAGCAGAACACCGGCGACGGCAATAGCTACAGTTTCGTGTTCTCCGGGGCCGACGGTGCCGCACTGAATTCGACCGATTGGACCACCGGCCCCACGCCCGGCGATATCACCATTCGGGGCGACTCGGGGTATGCGGGTGTCAAGAACGGCAACCCTGACGGGTACTACTTCGCCAGCCCCAACTACACCTATGCCACGGACGGGCAGTCCGCCTCATTCGTGCTCGGCAACACCCAAAACGGAAACTACTACTCCGGGGTGTTCATTCGCTGCAACGCCGATCGCACCACGGGCGCCTACTGCCTGGCCAAAGAGGGCGAGATCCGTATCGGCAAGTTCACCCGCTCGGGTTCTAGCTGGTCGTTCAGCACGCCGCTGAACCTGCAAACGGGCCTGTCGGCGGTTAAGCAGGGCGCGCGTATCGAGATCCGCTGCTCGGGAAGTAACTACTTCGTGCGCGTTAACGGACGCCAGATCCTGTCAGCCACCGACGCAGGAAACACCATCAGCATCGGTGCGGCGTACCGGTATTCGATGTTCAGCGTTCAGCGGGCCAGCCCGTTTTTCACCTACGACTCCTACCGGGTCGCGGCGTTCGCGATGTCCGACTACACCTCTGCGGGAGCGGGATTCTCGATGTCAAATTCGTGGAGCATCAGACGCGACAGCACCGCCGACGTCACCTATGGCCCCTACTCGTCCGGCGCATTCCCTTCCGGGTTCTTCACATTCAACGACTACACCACCGACGTCACTCTCGACGACTTGGGCACGGCCCGCATCGAGATCGCCACCACCGGCCTGTACCGGATCAGCACCACCTACCGATCGGTCACCGCCAAAGGCACGTCCGTGCCCTATTGGGTGGTGTACAAGAACGGCACCCGCATCACCGGCGCCATCCCATCGGGCTGCCCGTTTGAGATCCCTCTCGTGGCAGGAGATTTCGTGCAGCCGGGATTTATCGCCGTCGACTACGACGTACGTTCCAACGGCTCGACAGGATCGGAAACCGTTGTCGCACGCAGCATCACAGCACTATCCGGCATCGCCACATTCGATGGCCGCCGAATCGCATAACCCAGAGAGAGGCCCAAGAGATGGCGACAACGTTCACCATGCCCGAACTGCCCGGTATCACCTTCACGGTAGAGCGCGGAGGACTCGACCCGGACGGGAAGCCCAACCCGTCCTGGATGCAAATTACCGGCACCCGCGATGCCGAGAATGACGAAGAGGCGCAGGTGGTCTCGCGCATAGGATTCGCTGGCCCGTAAATGCCCTGGTCTCCAAACCCGACCGTTCCCGCTGCGCGGTCGGGCGGTAAGTGGTCGCCCAATCCAGTCGCGCCAGCAAGCGCACCGGGAGGCCGGTGGCACGCCGTAATAGGCATCGACGCATCTCTGGCGATCATGTGCGTCGGCGAGGTCGAACTCATCGCCATGCAGGCGCTCGGGGTTGTGCAGTCGATTCACCTATCCCGAGACCTGGCGCTACAGGCGGTCTACCAACTGGCCGCGCAGCGATCGATCCTGGTCACCCGGAACCTGCAACTACAGGCCACATTCCAACAGGATCTCGCACTGGCCGTCACCATGGAACGCGCGCTATTCCTGGCCAAGGTCATCGGATGCGACCTCGCGCAGGCCGTGAGTATGACCGGCACCATCTCATTGGCCCGGGTCGCGCCGATCGATTTGACGTGCAACATGACGGCGCCGCGATCGATCAGTTTCGACAAGCTACTGCCCGTCAACCTGACGCGCACCGTCTCGATGTCCTCGGCGCTGGTGATCGAACGGGTCGCCAAGATCGACGCCGCACTCACGGTGACCATGGCACGCGCCTGCACCCTCGGCTATCCGCCGGGCGGTTTGCCTGTCCTGGCCAGCTACACCACCGCCGGTGCGTTCACTCACAACATCGTGCGCAACTGCGACTTCATGGACTGCGTTGGGTGCGGTGCCGGAGGCGGCGGGGGTGGCGGTGACGGCGGCCTGGGCAGCACCGGACAGGGCGGCCGTAAAGGCGCATGGAACGCGCGCACCGTCGCCCGCAACATCGACATCCCCGGCTCCGCATTGACCCTGACCGGCATGGTGGGCGCGCCCGGAGCCGCGGGAGCCAAGGAGAAAGACGGCGGCGCCGGCGGTGACACCACATTCCTGATCAACGGAATCACCACCACGTGTGCCGGCGGCGCCGGCGGTAAAGGCGCCTACGCCGGCAACGGACTCAACCAGCCCGGCGAGGCTGCGGGCAACACCACCCTCAACGGCCAGACCTACACCGGCGGCGCACAAGCGGGCACCAACACCAACGGCAACTCACCCGGAGGTGGCGGCGGCCCCGGCTCGGGCGGCGTATTCGGCTTCGCCAATCCCGGACGCCTCGGCGGAACGGGCATAGCACATATCCGGTCGTATCAATAGAAAGGGAAATCCACTATGGCATGGGGCATTTCGGCCTACCTGGCGAACAAGATTCTCGATCACATCTGCCGCAACGTGGCCTACACACCACCGGCAACCGTGTACGCCAAGATGCACACCGGCGATCCCGGCGCGAACGGAACAGCCAACGCATCCTCGGTGGCCACCCGCTACCCGTGTGCGTTCAACGCTGCTGCGGCCGGGTCTATCACCCAATCCAACACCCCTGAACACACCCTCGGTGCCACGGAAACGATTGCCGGGGTGTCGTTCTGGGATCACCCCACGGCCGGGAACTTCTTGTGGTCATCGCAGGCCGCCGCCACCAAGTCCGGTGCCAGCGGCGACATCATCCGCATCAACACCGACACCCTGACTCTCTCGCCGTTAGCTGCATGATGTTCTCTCAACTGCTGCGTTACCCCGCCTACTACGCCGCTATCGGGTTGGCGGGGTTCGGGTTCGGGATGTGGCTCCGGCCCAAGCTCAAGCTGCAGACCGTATGGGTCAGCGCCTTGTATGGGCGTCCCGGCCTGGATCCACGCATAGGGGATATCTGATGAACTGGTTGCGCCGCAAGATCAATGAGTGGCTGGCCGCTATCTGGTGGTCGTACTGATGCCGCGGGTCGTGTATGGGAATTCGTTCTCCGAGAACGGGTGGCCCATGGTCAATTCCGAGGAGTGCACCTGGGTCACCGTGCCTGGCACGTCGGTTAGTCTGCAGATTCAGAACGGGCAGCCGTTGGCGATACTGCGGGCATTCGCCGCGGACTTCAACGCCTACGTTGAACCGCTGCGCGATCCAGACTCGGCGTGCTGGACGCCCACCAACTCGGTGCCAACATCGAACCATCTGAGTGGTACGGCATGCGATTTCAACTGGAACGATCACCCATTCCAGGTGAGCTACGCCGGATTCTCATCCAGAGAGACGGCGACAGTCCGGGAACTGCTCGACTTCTACGAGCAGACCGTCTTCTGGGGGCAGGACTGGCAGTCCCCGAAAGATGCCATGCACTTCCAGGTTGGATACAACACCTACCAGAACCCGCACACCGCGGACTTCATCGCCCGCAAGATTCGGGCCGACGGATTCTCCACCTTCCGGCGCGGCAACAAGCCAGTTGGCGCTGCGCCGATCCTGGCCGCAGCCACGGGACTATCCGAGGCGCGCGCCGCGCAGATCTTGCCGACAATGCAGGACGGTCTGCAGCGAGCGCAGTGCACCAACGTCAACCGGATCGCAATGTTCGTCGCGCAAACCGGGCATGAGGCCGACAACTTCGCAACCACAGAGGAGTACGCCTCCGGGGCAGCCTACGAGGGGAACCTTGAGCTAGGTAACACCCAACCCGGTGACGGGGTGCGGTTCAAGGGCCGCAGCTGGATTCAGATCACGGGACGCAACAACTACGGGCTGTTCTCCCAGTGGGCGTTTAAACAGCGGCTTGTTCCGACGCCAACCTACTTTGTCGACCACTCCACCGAGCTTGCCGACTTGAAGTGGGCCGGAATAGGCGCGGCCTGGTACTGGACGGTGGCCCGGTCGGACATCAACGCCCTGTCGGATCGGCAGGACTTGGAGACGGTCACCCGGCGAATTAACGGCGGCACCAACGGATTGGCCGATCGCCGCGACCGATACAACCGCGCCCTACTTCAGGGCGAAGCGCTGCTGCAACTTCTCAATCAGGAGGAAGACGACATGTTTACCGACGACGACCGCAACCTTCTGCGGCAGGTAGCCGGAGTGCGGCGCCCGTCGCTATCTCCGCTGCGTCACCTCGATGAGGGCGATGTCAACACGTGCGCCGGATTCGCATGGACAGGGGACGGACTAACCCACCCGCAGTTCGTGGCAATGGCCGCCAAGTACGGGCACATGGACAGCATCCGCCTCTTGGGTGAGGTGGCTGGAGCCGACCCCGTGAATTACCCCGACCGGCAAGAGGACGCAGCCCTAGCCAAGGCGATCCTCGCCGATGTCTACGCCGCCAACCCCGCCGCCCTTCAGCGGTTCGTTGCTCAGAACGGAGCCTAGAAATGAAGTACACCCCTAACACGATCTTCCGCGCTGTAACCGCATTCGTGGTCGCATTCGGTGGCGCCGCCGCGACCGCCGCCCAGGGCGGCGATTTGGCCGCCATGGATATCGGTGGATGGTTGACCGCTATCGGCTCAGGACTCACGGCCGCGGGCGCGCTGTTTGTGCGTCCCTCAAAGGGCGGCGACCCCGTGGAGGCTGTAACCACGAGCCTGTCCGACGCGCTCGTTAAAGCCGATGAGGCCCGCAACCACATCGGATCCGTAATCGACGAAGCGCAGGGCAAGGTCAGCGATTTCGTCAGGACCACCACCGCGGCCATTGGGCAGGTTCAGCAGACGATCGGCGGTGTAGGCGCGGCCGGTGTAGGCGAGACCCTCGCGCTGCCCGACGACGCTGAGGCCATCATCAACGGGGTTATCCGGCGAGCTCAGAAGTGATCCTCACTCTCGGTTCCCATGGGGAGGTAGTAGCGAGGTGGCAGCGGGTCATGGTGGCCCGCTACGCCTCCTACGCGAAAGCCGCCGATGGGGGACCGCTGAAGGTTGATTCGTATTTCGGGTACGACGACCAGGCGGTCCAGAAGGAATACCAGCGCAGAACGAACCAAACCCAGAACGGGATTGTGTCTAACGACGACCTGATCAGGCTCGGCGTCACCCCGGTCCTATTCACAGTCCAGGGAACTGGCGTAGACATGTGGACCGGCTACCCGGCCGACACCGCCAGGGAATGTCTCGATCTATGCCATTGGCAGCCCATCGGAAACTACCCCGCCGATCCGTTCCCGATGTGGCGGTCCGTGCTGCAAGGCATTGCCGAATTACGCCTACAGTTGCGCGACTACAACAACCGATACCCCGGATACCGCATCTGGCTCGCCGGGTACAGCCAAGGTGCGATCGTCACATCGTGGGTGTACAAGCACGACATCGTGGACCCCAATGGCATGCTGCACGATCTGCTGCCCCAGGTGAAAAAGGGCGTCACATGGGGAAACCCCATGCGAGAGCTTCACAAGGCGAACGGAAACGTCCGAGCCGGCTGGGTAGTGCCGGATGGGCAGGGCATTCTGTACGACCGGCTACAGGGCACCCCCGACTACTGGCTGGACTTCGCCCACGGAGCCAACAGTGAATGGGGCCGAGATCTATACACCGATACCGAAGTTGGGCCACGCGGCGACAATGAATCCGCTATCTGCGACATCATCATGCAGCAGACCTTATGGAGCGGGCCCATCTCTCTCGCTAAGCGATTCGCGCATCTCCTAACTGATCCGATAGACGGCATCCCGGCGGTATTCGAGTCGATTTACGACGCTGGCATGTTCTTTGGTGGCGGCACAGCGCCGCACGTTAACTATGACCCGCAACCGGCGATCGATTATCTACGCGCCGCATAGCCGCACAACTGAATAGAGCCCTCGAAGCGCCCCATGAAAGGCGGTTCACATGTCCCTATCCGAACGGTTGGCTCAGCGTCGGCAAGGCACTGTCGCTAGAGCAAGTCGCGGCTGTGTCACCTGCCGGTGGTTGGCGACACTGACCCACGACGAGAAGCAGGCCGTCGAAAGTTGGCTCAGTGATGGCGATTTGTCGATGACGCCGCTCTGGGAAGACTGTGTGTCCGAAGGGCTAACAGCCAGCCTGTCGGCCTTCCGTGAGCACGTTAGGCGTTGTGGTGGCGCTCGATAAACGACTATCGGCTCGACGCGATTCCGTGGGCGATGGGTCGGCGCCAGAGCATGCGAGGATGCGCGCGGAGTGGGACGGCACCGCTGGATTCATTCAGACCGGCAAGGTCTCAGATGACTTCGACGAGCAGGACTTCGACTGCATCCTAAACGAGTTCGCCGATGAATTGCACTACGACCCAGCCAAGGTTGAGATTGCAGGCAACCCTCAGGTCGTCGTGTGGGAGACGGGCTTCCGCAATAAAGAGGGGGAGTGGGAGAAGCACAAGCACCACTCCTGGCGCTATCACCTCGCCGTCCGGCGCTGGGCTGTCGACCTACCCGCCTTGTATGCGGAGGTCCGCAGAACCAAGCCGGTGCAGCCGAAGAAGCCCACGGGCGAGTCAACGGTTGTGGTGTGCTGGGCAGACATTCAGACCGGGAAGGTCGATCATCTCGGCGGTGTCAAAGAGTTACTGCTGCGCCTTCAGGAAAAGCGGGAAAACCTGAATGCCTACCTGAAACGTTCAAGGTTTGATCGCATCATCATCGCGGACGTGGGTGACATTGTGGAGGGCTTCGACAATGTAACAGCCCAAACCCGCACCAACGGACTATCTCTCATGGATCAGGTCGAGGTTGCCGCCACGGAGTTCTGGAAGACCATCACCCTGTGCGCCAAGCATGCCCCTGTGGATGTGCTGTCCATCCCGTCCAATCACGGGCAGTGGCGGCGGGGTAAGGATCTGATCGGGAAGCCCACCGATGACTGGGGATTGGCCATCTCCAAACGTCTTGAATGGCACAACAACCCCGACAACCAAGGCCCGAACCTCCCGGTGGAGTTCCACCGGCCGCCCGAGTGGTGCGAGACGCTGCAGTTCGATGTACGCGGCACCAGGTTAGGACTGGCGCACGGCCACCAAGCCTCCGGTGCTGACCGGGTTAAGACGTGGTGGGAGAAGATGACCCACGGCGGCGTTATGGACTGCGGGTCTGCTGCACGATCAGGTGACAGTTTCGGTCACGCGGCCTGACTGGCCGGTGTGGTCATGATTGCTTCGAATTCGATCGGGGTCAACCGCCCGAGGCCGGACTGGCGGCGGCGCCGG